CATTGTTGTAAATGAAACTGATAGTGTATCAATTGAAGGAACTATTTGTCTTAATATACTTAAACCTAGTAATGCAAATGCTGTAGTTAAAGCTCCAATATTTTGTGTTAAAAATTCAGCAAAACTTGCAAAAAAGTTAACTACTGGACCTTGCATTGCTTTTATTAAGTCTGTAATAGCAACACTTAATCTACTAAACGGATTTAAAAAGTTATCTGCTTCATCTCTCATTGCTCCAAAGTTACCAATTAACTGTCTTTGAACTTCTTCAAATACAGCCATTCTTCTTTCTGCAATAGTTAATTTTTCTGCGACTAATCCATTTGCTGCTGCGAATTTTCTTGTAGCAATATCAAGTCTTAGAATAATACCTAATTCATCGAGTAATTCTGGTTCTGCTTTTGTAACACCTCGAATGAGCCTGTTAAATGAATCTGTTAAATCACGACCAAGCGTAACAGAAGCTAGTTTAGCTCCTTCGGCTAGAAATCTGATTTGGTCTGCAGTGAATCCTGCGGCGGATGCGATAGCAGTCTGTTGAGCTGCTGTTTGGAAGTCTAACATTGAGCCTGTAGCAGCACGAACACTTGCTGTTATAGATAGTAATGAAGTTCCTGTAATTTGTGCTAAAGCTCTAAAACCTTTTGTTTGGTTTTCAATGTTAGCAGCGTTTTCCATCGCTCTGAACGCTGCTCCTAAAGCAAATAGAGTAGATGCTAGAATAGCATAAGACTGAACAAGGCCGCCTGTGCCTTGTTGCATACGAGCAAATCCTTTGGTACCAGACTCAACACGACCAGACATAGCTTGCATATTTCTACGGACATCGCCCGCAGATTTACCTACACCGTCTAATCCTTTCTTTGTTTTTCTGGCTTCTTTTTCTACTATTTTGAGTGAACCGTCAGAGGTTACTTCAAATGTAATAGTTGCGCCTTTAATCTTTTTTGCCATTACCTTTTCATCTTAGATTTACGCTTTTCCGCATCTCTCTTTGCTTTTACTTTAGCATTTAACCACTCCGAATGGTAGTAGTCTATATGTTTTAGAAAGTATAAAGATATTTTTGGGTTTTGAATATCTAATACTTTAATATAAGTTTCTAAAGCGCTGTAGTCTTTCCCTAGGTAAGAGCCACTCATGCCTTCCCAACGGTCGGAGAGTAAGTCATGGAGTGCCCATGCTTCCTGTACCTCTATTGGAAGTTCATACCTATCCATAGGCATCTTCTCAGGGTCAGGTTCTTCTCCTAGTTGTTCACAGAGTAATAAATATTTATTTAAATCAATATTTATGTCTTTAAAATTTCTTTCAATTTGTGCAAGTACTGCTTTTACTTGCTTTGAGTAAAATTTTCCAGGTCACCTACAGTATCTGTTACCCATTGGTCAAAATCACTTGAGTTTTTCATTAGCAACTCAGCATTTTCTGTTGAGTATTCTAATTCCTTCTCTGGGTCTTGTCCACTTATATCTACCAATAGAAACTCTTCTAAGTACTTGAATTTTAAGCCTTTCCACCCCTTGATAATTGAGCTAACATACTCCATCATAAATAGTTCTTCATCGAGCTTGTCTTCAAAAGCACGAGTCTTTCTATTTAAGACTTGTTTTACACACTTATTTCTAAGTTTTAGCAATTCTTCTCTTGCTAAATATGTTAGGTCAATACAAAAGCCATCATACCCAGGATAATCTATTGATACTGTCTTGCTTGGAGTCAAAAGACTCTTAAGCGATACTGGTTGTTTTTTTACTTCTTCTGTCATAATATTCCTATAAAGTGGGAGGGTTTTACCCCTCCCGAGTTTAATTTAATTAACTAGCTTCGTATGTAACTTTAACTTCATTCGTTGCGTTAGCCGCAGTTGCAGAAGATAAATCAGTTGACAAGCCATGGAAGGCTACATCGACTGATACCACATCGTCAAAACTATGTGTTGGTAATTCAAGGTGTGCTTTGTCTACATCGACTACGCATCTTGGAGTATTACCACTTCCTCCAATGCTAAATGCTAGATCGAAAGCATTTGTTATCACGCCTCTTGATTCTTGTAGTCTCTCGAATAAATCGAGTGAACTATTTGCAGTATCATTTAGATAACAAGTAAAGTTACCTGATACTGACCTTGTTCCCATTACATGTCCTAATGGAAGGTTAACTGAACCTAGTGTTTCTGGTGTCAAGTAAGTAAGATTATTTTCGATTGTAATATTACCACCTGTTAATGTAAGATTATAAGTTACATCACTACCGTCAACATTCAATGCTCCTAATGTACCAGTTGAAGCTGATACATCAAATGAGATTGCTAAGTCTGTTAGTTTTTGTCTAATATAGTTACTTGTTGAGCTTATACCCTCATTAACAATACCTAATGTAGTAGTACCAGTAATACTGTTACCACTATCTGTTGCTCTTGTTTCTAAAGATGCAACTTCTTCTACTGTTTTACCGTTTGCAGACCAAGCAATTTGCGCTAGTCCTTCAATGTCAAAATCAATTGAAGCTGAACCTACTGAACAGTCTGCAAGTTTGTAAACTGTTACACCATCTGTTCCAGTTGTATAAGTATTACCTTCTGAGTCTTTTGACGCTCCTAGTACAAAATATAAATCAAATACACCCAATGTTACTTGGTTTGAATTAGCAAAGTTAAATACATTTGGCTCATAGTCTGATTTATCAGAACTATCAGTGCCTGTTGCTCTATCATAAGTATTTGCTGACATAGCTGCCCATAGTGGTCCTTCTATTGCAAACTTATCTGCATTACCACCATGTTGACCATTTGTCACACCATCTGTAGCTGTTGTAGCGTTTCCACTGCCAGATACAGTTGGTCTCATGTAAGTACTAAAACTCCATTCTGCTGGTGCAAAAGAGTCAGTAAACATTGCTCTACCTCTTTTACTTCCACCTGTAGAATTAGCAGCTTCACTCAAAGTAACCTCTGAAGTATTTGTGCCTTGTGAAAATGAAAAACCGTCTAAAACAGGAATCTCATATAGAGCCTCTTTTGCGTCAGTTCCATCATGTGACCAAGCCATAAATACTTTGGTATCTCTACTAAAGAAAAATGCCATTATTTTCTCCTATTTAATATCGAATCTCTAAGGTGATTTCTCCCACACCTAGAGGTTCGAGAACTCCTTCATCTGTGTCTACTGTACCGATTGTAGTCTGTACTGTAGACTGAGATGTTCCTGTTGAATCATAGTATGTTAAAGGATCTTTATTCTCCAATACAGATTCAACATCCTCTAACAATTCTTCTAGTGCCTCGATCACATCGTCATCATCTGACACATAGCATCGAACTGTTATTCGTAAAAATCTAAATCTAAACCCGCCGCCATCATACTCACGAGTTTCTGCTCCTGCTCCTACATGTATTGTAGGAAATTCATCCACTTCATCCCAAAATTTTAGTCGTCTTTCTACTTTTGCGACTGAAGTTCTAAAAGGTGCTACACCATTTATTTGTTCAAGTTCGGTAGCGAGTGCTTCAACTATGGCTCGGCGACGCGTGGTATGTTTCCTTGCTAGTGCCTCTTCCATTAGTTTACCTCAATTCCAAATCTTGCTCCAATTAACCCTGAAGCTATTTGTCTAACTGACCTTTTAATTAGTCTCTCTGGGTCTCTTTGTTGTGTATACTTTTTACCTCCTGGTGCAAATGTTTCATAAGGATCGTTTCTATAACTTGTCTCTATCATTGTATTTCCACCTCTTGGTCCTTGTGTTATATTATCAACTCTTACTGAGTTAGCAAATCTACCTGTTCTATATTGTAATGCTGGAGCTACCATATTTTGTGCAACTGTGATTGGAAGAATTTCGTTTAATAAGTTTCTTAAAGCCATTGGATTTGTTCCTGCCGCTTTATCTACTTTTGTAGGACTTGTTCTTCTTGATCCTTTTATTGCACTTCCTATTACGGCTGCATTTCCTATTTTTTTCTTTCCTCTATTAGTAGTCTTATTTAAACTAGTATTAGTTGAACCTCTTTCTACACCCATACTCTTTGTAGCATCTGCTACGACTTTTTTATTTACTCTAAACCTCATATCAGGCTTACTTTTATGAGGAAACATATTCTTTATAATTAGATGCGGTGTTACAGATTCTGCTTTTTGTCGTAAACTTTGAGAGCCTTTCAGATCTACTGCTGATACTCCATATCTTCTACTGAGTATCGCAATATTCCTTTTCGATAGTAACTTATTTTCGTATCTGTTTATAAATTTCTTAATACCAGGAGCATCTCTGCCTTCCATCATCTTATTGTGAGCTGCATCTGCATACTCTAGCTCTATTGCTATCTTTCTATTTAATTCATCTAAAGTAGTATTTTTAATATCAGTAAGTTTAAATTCTGTATTTACTGCATTTTTAAATAAGTCTATTATTTGTACTGCTGTTTTATCTCCTACTTTTTGTGCCCAAGATGCAACAGAAGAATCTCTTCTTATTCTAGTATCAATATCTTCGTCTCGAATAAACTCTCCGCCCTCTGATATTCCTGCAAATCTTCTAGCTAGTCCATACTCTGCTGTTGTTTGTAGTGGGATTTTTCCTCCTCTTACTCTACCATGAGTAATATTTCTAGGATTAGCTGCTCTTGCTAAACTTCTTCCTTTTGAGTTAACTCCTCTTGTATTTCTAGTAGCTAGCCCTGACTTATGTAATCTATCTCCTAACTCTACTAATGTTGCTTCATATATTCCGGCAAACATTTGATTGATGTATGGAACATTGCCTGAACCTGTGTATGTATCACTTTTAACCTTTCTATCTGCAAAAACACCTGGAGGTAAAATTAACTTAAAATCTCCAAGTTTCATTCCTTTTGTTGTAAATTTAAAAGGAGTTCCTGCTTTTGGATAGTATGCTTTTAAAGTAGTTTCAATCGCATAATTGGAGTTATAAACAATTGTTGCCTGTGTTTCAATGTCAGACATATTGTCTCTAATCCATTGTGCAAATTTTTGTGTATCTCCTCCTGCAGCTTTATACTTATTACCTAGTATTTTTGCGTAACCTCTAACAAGATTCTTTACTACTTTATCTTGATAAACAAAGATAATATGATAGTGATGTTTTGACATTACATCGACATCCTTTTGCCTTTGTAGTGCATCAACTTCATTTCTAAAGTATTTTGCAACTTCTTTTATCATATAATAACTCTATACAAATCCAGTACCCTTTTGATGTGGTCTGGAAAGTCTGTGGACATTCTTAGTCCAGCAGTACCTTGATTTTGTAAGGTTGCACCGCCTAATGTTCTTCTTTCTTTATGTTCATCTTTCATATAGTAATTAACTAAATCAAAGATTGCTAATTTTAAATCTTCGGGAGTTGCTGCGTAACCAGCATTATAAGTAACTTTTACTGCACCTACTCCTCTTTTAAACGGAATAGGATTCCCCTCTTTATTTGTTCTAATTATAGCGTCACTTTCAGTATCTACATAGTATTCATAATCAGTAGTAGTTAATGTTTCATAACTTCCAGAGTAACTTGCTCTTTCCTCTACTGAATCGACCGTAACTAAAGGACTTTCACTCATAATAATGGTGGTAGTATAGTTGTCATCGATTGTAAAAGTTTCAACCTTATCTGTGCTATAATAATCTATAAAACTAATACCACAATACTTTTTCACTAAGTCAGAAACTTGTGGAACGATAACTGCTAGTCGGTCGTCATCCTTCTCACCTCTGAGACCTTCTGCGTCTTTATATTGTGCTACTGTTATTAAATCTGCCATAATCTTAAAAGTGGTGGTTTATAGGTAAACCACCAAAAACCTGTAAAGCTATTAGGAAGCTTTGTACATGTGTCCCCACTTAGAAGTTGCACCGTCGATTAGGTCAATGAAACCTAGTCTCTGAGAAGCCACTAGGACTCTTCTTTGGTTAGCTACTTCGTAGTCTGACTCAATTGTAACTCCTCTTAATCTTGGAATTACATAGTTTCTTGGGTATACAGCGATAGCTGCAAACTTACTTACTGCTGGAGTAGCGAACTCGTCACATAATAGTACTCTTGAACCGAATACCTGTCCGATTTCACCATTTAGCTTAGTAGCCATGTCGCCAACTAGGTTAGCATCTTGGAACTCAGCGTCTTCTAGCAATTCAAAGTATGTTCTTTGAGATACGATGTAAACCACTTCTGAAGGATTAACACCATATTTACCCATATTCTTTCTCATTGAAAGTAACTCAGCTGCTGTAACTGTGTCTGATGCAAAAGCTGTTGATGACTGTGTATAGTCACTGTCATTTCTAGCTAAGTGTAAAAGACCTTCAAAAGCTGCGCCTGAAGTACCAAAAGCACCGTCAGCGTCGTCACCTGCTAGAATAGCATTTTCAATTGCTCTAGCGTGAGATCTTACCATTGACTCTCTGATGAGAGGCAAGATTGGCATAATTGCATCTTCTTCAGTTTCATTACCTAAGTATGATTGTGAAATAAGTTTTTTGGTTGAAAGAGTTCTTTCAGTCAAATCAACACCACCATATGGAGAACCATAAGTGTCACCTCTTTCGGCTAAGTTACCGTGAGGAGATGAACCTGCAGCTGTTTGTGCTGAAGCAAATTCAGCATAACCGCTATCTGGTAGTATTGGAATAATCATGTTAGCAGAATTCATTGGAATTTCTCTAAATAGAGGTGCTAATACCAATTCGTTCTGAATATCTCTTTCGATGTTTGTTGAAACAATCTGCTCAAAGTCTGCTGAAGAAACGCCAACACCTGAATGGGCATTAACTTTTTCCATTAAACCTTTTGCATAATCACTGTTCCATCCTTTACCAGTCGCTAAACCAGCAAATTTGGCATCAATGATGTCGTTCTCAAAAGCTTTTTTCCAGTCGCTTTGACCTTGTCTGTCCGCAAAGATTCTTTTTGACTCTCTGATTGACATGATTTCTTCTGATTTCTCAGCAAGTTGCTTTTCTAATCCGTCTACAACTTGTTTTAAGTCTTCATGTTGCTCAGAAACTCTTTTCTCTACGTCATTCATCAGTCTTTCAGCACCTGTTAAACCAGCTTCGATAACTGCTTTTTGTTCTTCCTGTTTTGCTTCTTGAACAGCCTTCTCAGTAGCTTCAACTTCAGCCTGCTTTTCAGCCGCTTCAGCTTCTGCTTTCTGGTCTGCTGCTTTCTGCTCGGCTTGCTTCATAGCAATTGTTGTAGCAGTTTTTTCTGCCACTTCTTTTGCGAATGATTCAAGATCGAAAGCTACTTCAGGAGATTTTTTCTCTTCTGACATATCAGTCTCCGTTGATGAGGATTTCTCCTCGCTTGGCTGCTCAATCTTAACAGCGTCTGCTGATTCGACCGAGTTAGCCTTTAAAAATTCACTTTGGTACTTTCTGTAGTCGTCCATACTATCAAATGACTTTGCTAATCCAAAAGTTGCCCCTTGGTTGCAAGGTACTGATACTACAGAAACTTCAAATAGTTCCGCGTCCTTTATTTTATATCCGTCAGTTTCAGTCATATATTCAGAATCCTTGCACCTGAAACCAACAGAAAATGCTCCAAGGACTCCATCTTTAACTAATTGGGTAATATCACCAGCGGCTTTTGATATCTTCGCAGATATGTCTAAACCTTTATCTGTTACCTCTAAACCTGTGGCTCTTCCGATAGGTTTGTTGTAGTCATGATTGAACAGAATGATTGGATTATTCTTAAAATTTTCCAATCCGCCTTTTGTCCAGGCATCTGTTTCAATTATATCTCCAGCTCTATCTAGTCCGTTTGTACTTGCAGAACCTTTAATGTTGACTCCGCCATCATCAGTTTCCCCTAATGATTTAAATGTACTCGTCCAGTGATATATCTTTTCGTTACTCTTTGACATCTTTTACCTCTTTCTTAGCTACCTTTTTCTCCACTTTTGGTGCAGGTGCTGGTGCTACTGAGATAGGATATCTTTTCTTAACAACACCTAGTACTCTATTCCAAGAACCCCATTGTCTCTTTAATAGGTAATCTTTAACAGGTACTTCGTTGCCAAAACTTTTATAAGTCTTTAAATCCATACTTTCAACGCCTTTGCTGGCTATGAAATCGGACAAAGCCTTTATCATCATATCTTTTGTCATTATTCTTCCTCGCTTGGCGCAGCTTCTTGTGGTCTGCCGCCTTCCTCTGGATTTGAGGCTGAACCTGCGATATTCGCAGGAACTCTTGGTGTATCAAACCCTTCAATTCCTTCAAGTCTTAATGCCTCCCTTGCTTCATTCGGTGTCATTATACCTGTGTTCACAAGTGTAGCATAGTAGCTTGCTTGGTCTCTTAACTCTGGTTGTAGAGCAGGTATACCTGTTACATCTTCATCAAGTTTGAAACCGAAATATCTCTCGAAAGCATACGCTATTTTATTAATAATAGGTAGTATGGTTTCTAAGTAATATAGACGATGGTTAGGGCGTAAGTTCGCATTATTACCACTGTCCATAAGTATTGGTGGAACACCTAAAGCTTTAAGTATTATCTTTTCGTTAGAAGCTATTGCTTCTTGAAAGTCTAACTCTTTAAAGTTTATTTCTGTTAGGTTTTCAACCTCCAGACCGCCATCTAAAAATAGAGGTCTTCTACCTCCAGACTGAGGGTTGTATCTAGCAACCCAAGCCTGTAACATTCTTTCTTTAATTTTCTCTGAAAGAGTGTTTGGTGATTTCAATACCAATCCAGGTATTGCTCCATTTTTAAAGAAGTTATCCTGAAACTTTCTCATGCTTGTAAGTAACTGCATAGTTCTTAAAGCTGGTTTTAGTCTAGGTACTCCTCTATAAATAGAGTTAAAACTATTTTCTTTTATATGAATAATTTCAGATGGTTTGTAATCTATTGAGTGGTCATATGTATATTTTTCTACATATGTGTTATCATCACTATAGATTGTCATGTTCTCTGCTGGAAGATGGTACAGATGTGCACCATCGAAATAAACAAAGATGTTTCCATCAATCATTAAGTCTATTAAAAGATTCCTTTTAAATGTGCTTACATCTTGAAATGGATTTGGTTCTTTATTTAGTAATAAATCTACTCTTGTTCTTCGTAGTTCTTTTTTTATAGGACTAAGTCCTTGTATTTTTTCGCCTACATCAAAAGGTACTTCAGCAGCGTC